TACTACGCATGTGGTGTTGGTTCTGCACTAGCTGGCCGTGGTGCGCATTTATTACTAGTAGATGACCCCCATTCTGAGCAAGATGTTATTAATGGTAACTTTAGTGTGTTTGAGAAGGCGTATGAATGGTTTACGTTTGGTGCTCGTACACGATTGATGCCCGGTGGTAGTGTAGCTATTATTCAGACTAGATGGCACATGGATGACCTAACAGGTCGTGTAGTTAAGGATATGAGTCAGAATGAGAAGTCTGACCAGTATGATGTTGTGGAGTTCCCTGCAGTTATTGAGGTAGAGGATAAGGATAGTGGAGAACTTATAGATAAGCCGTTATGGCCTGAGTTCTTTGATATGGAGGCATTGGAACGTACAAAAGCGTCTATGCCGTTATTCCAGTGGAATGCACAGTATCAGCAACAGCCTACAGCAGAAGAAGCGGCTATTGTAAAAAGAGAGTGGTGGCAGATATGGGAGAAGGAAGATCCTCCTATGTGCGAGTATTTGATTATGTCGCTGGATTCTGCGGCAGAAAAGCATAACAGGGCTGATTATACTGCGCTAACTACTTGGGGGGTATTCTTCAATGAAGAGACAAATGCTCATAACATCATACTACTTAATAGTATAAAGGATCGTTTTGAGTTTCCTGAGTTAAAAGAGTTAGCTATGGAACAGTATAGTATATGGGAGCCTGATGCGTTTATTGTGGAGAAAAAGAGTTCCGGTGTTGCGTTATACCAAGAAATGCGTCGTATGGGGCTTGTTATACAGGAATTTACCCCTCATAGAGGGTCAGGTGATAAATTAGCGCGTTTAAATTCTGTATCTGATATTATAGCTTCTGAGTTGGTATGGGTACCCCAAACTCGATGGGCTGAGGAAGTTGTTGAAGAGATTGCTGGGTTCCCGTTTATGAGTAACGATGATTTGGTGGATTCTACGGTTATGGCGCTAATGCGATTCCGTCAGGGTGGATTTATAACCTTACCTACAGATGAGCCAGAAGAAACTAAATATTTTAAGAGACGCGGAAGCGGATATTATTAGAGGTTAAAAATGGCTATTGAGAAAAGTTTACAGGCTGAGGCTCCTGAAGGTGAGAACCTAACAGCAGAAGCGTTAGAGATTGAGATCGTAGACCCAGAGATGGTTACGTTGGACAATGGTGACGTAGAGATTACTCTTATTCCGGGTGAAGAAGAAGATGAATCAGAGTTTGATTCTAATCTAGTTGACATGCTAGATGATAGAGAGCAAGCCATCCTTGCGGACGAACTTATTGGTCTTGTTGAGTCAGATGTACAAAGCCGAAAAGAGTGGGCGGATACTTACGTAAAAGGACTCGACATCCTTGGATTTAAGCAAGAAGACCGTACAACTCCGTGGGAAGGCGCTTGTGGTGTACATTCCACAGTGTTGGCAGAAGCAGCCATTCGTTTCCAAGCAGAAGCTATGTCTGAGACATTCCCTGCAGCAGGGCCTGTGAAGATTAAGGTTTTAGGTAAAGAGACTCGTGAGAAGGAAGAAGCGGGAGAGCGCGTACGTGCGGACATGAATTACCAACTTACAGACCGTATGGTTGAGTATCGTCCAGAGCATGAACGCATGCTATATAGCTTAGGACTTGCAGGATCGGCGTTTAAGAAGATTTACTTCGACCCTACTATGGCTAGGCAGTGCGCCATCTATATCCCCGCAGAAGACGTTATCGTGCCTTATGGAGCGTCTAACATAGAGTCTGCGGAGCGTGTTACTCATATTATGCGTAAGACTAAGAATGACTTGCGTAAGCTGCAGGCTAATGGGTTCTATGCTGATAAAGACATTGACGACCCTACTCCATATCACACAGACATTGAAGAACGTAAAGCCGAAGAAGGTGGATATGCGCTAAATGATGATAGTCGTTATACCTTATATGAGATTCATGCTGATCTTGTTATTGATGGTATTGATGACGAAGATGATTTAGCTAAGCCGTACGTAGTTACTTTGGAGCGTGGTACAGGTGAATTACTATCTATTAGACGTAATTATGAGGAAGATGATGAGCTAGAAATGAAGCGTCAGCATTTTGTACACTACTCTTACGTGCCCGGATTTGGCTTCTACGGCCTTGGGTTAATACACATTATAGGTGGGTACGCTAAAGCAGGAACGTCGATTATACGGCAATTGGTGGACGCTGGTACCCTATCTAACCTTCCGGGCGGTTTAAAGTCACGTGGTCTGCGCATTAAAGGAGATGATACTCCTATTGAGCCGGGTGAGTTTAAAGATGTAGATGTACCATCAGGCAGTATACGTGACAATATCATGCCCCTACCATACAAAGAGCCTAGTCAAACACTACTAGCGTTACTTAATCAGATCACTACAGAAGGTCGTAGGTTGGGTGCTATTGCGGATATGGATGTTTCTGATATGTCTGCGAACGCGCCAGTAGGTACTACACTAGCTATATTAGAGCGTACGTTAAAGCCTATGGCTGCGGTACAAGCTCGCGTGCATTATGCGATGAAGTTAGAGTTCCGCATGCTCAAAGAGATCATGGCAGAGAATGCGCCTGATGAGTATGATTATGAACCTGCTAGGGGTGAAATAACAGCTATTAAGAAAGATTACGCAATGGTCGAAGTGATACCAGTAAGTGATCCTAACAACACTACTATGGCACAGCGTGTAGTCCAGTATCAGACTGTATTACAGATGTCACAGCAAGCTCCACAGATATATAACCTGCCCCAGCTACACCGTCAGATGATTGAGGTGTTGGGTGTGAAAAACGCGGACAAGTTAGTACCTACGAAGGACGATGTTAAGCCAACAGATCCTATTAGTGAGAATATGAATGCGCTAACGGGCACCCCCATAAAAGCGTTCTTAAACCAAGACCACGAAGCTCACATGAAAACTCACCAAGCGTTTTTACAAGATCCTACGGTTATGGGCTCTTTAGGTAAGTCTCCACAGGCGCAAGCTATGATGGCTTCATTACAAGCGCACATAGCAGAACACGTTGGGTTCCGTTACAGGGCACAACTAGAGAAGAAACTAGGTGTACCGTTGCCACTACCAAATGAAGAGATGGTTCCAGAGATAGAAGTAGAACTATCACGTTTGGCTATGGAGGCTGGAGAACAACAATCAGCAGAGAATCAACAGCAGCAAGCGCAGCAACAAGCGCAGCAAAAAGCGCAAGACCCGATTATCCAACTCAAGCAACAAGAGCTACAACTCAAGCAGCAAGAAGCGCAGGCTAAAGCGCAGAAAGACCAGCAAGAGTTACAGATCAAGCAAGGTGAACTACAACGCAAGACTCAGAAAGACCAGCGAGATGCGCAGATTGACCAACAACAGTTGGAGATTGAAAAGCAAGAGCTTGATATTGATGCCCAGAAAGCGGGCGCTAAACTAGCGGCAGATAGACGTACCGCTAACACAAAACTAGATCTAGACTTGATGAAGGCTAGAACTGATGCGAATAGTAAACAACGTAAGGAATAACTTATGACTACCGTCTTAGACGTGCTAAAAGAAAAACTCGAAGAACATGTTTCTTCCGCTGAAGAATTTCTTAGTTCTGGGGGTGCGAAGGATTATGCCCAGTACCAAGAAACTGTAGGTTTGATTCGAGGTCTCGAAACCTGCATAACTTATACTAAAGACCTCTCGCGTAATTACTTGGACGAAGATGATGACTGATTTAAAAATTATACAGAAAGATCCGGAAAATGAGAAAGAGCTAGAAGCTGCGTTACCAACGCCTGTAGGATATAGGGTGCTGGTTGCTTTACCTGAAGTAGAAGAAACTTTTGGGGAAAGTCGTATTGTTAAATCTAGTAAAGAGCAACACTTAGACCACATATTATCTACTATCGGTTTAGTTATAGATATGGGTACAGAAGCCTACTCTGATAAAGAACGGTTTGCTGCTCCGTGGTGTAAAGAAGGTGATTATGTAATGTTCCGTGCTAATACTGGCACGCGTTTTAAAGTGGGCAACACTGAGTTTCGTTTGATGAATGATGATTCAATTGAAGCCGTTGTAGCCGATCCCCGTGCTGTAGCACGAGCGTCATAAGGAGAATAACATGGGTTTTCAAAAAGTAGAGTTTGAGTTTCCTGATGAGCAGGAAGAAAAGAAAG